ACTATTTGTTTTGACCGGTGAAGGGTATGAAAACCTAGGATTGAATTTTAGTGATATCCGCGCTATGGTGCAACAACAACAAAAAATTATTTTAGCATACGAAAATTACTATAAAGAAGTAAACGATGCTATAGACGACGCAAACAAAGAAAGAGTAGAGTAATGGATCTAGAAAACGTAGCCGATCGTTTAGATCGCATGGAACAAAAGATCGATAAGATGGCAGACATGATGATATCATTAGCTCGCACTGAAGAAAAGCTGTACTCTTTAGAAGCGGACCGTGCTAATCTTGTTGACCGTATTAATAGACACTCAGAAAAGCTAGACTTGCTTAATGACGAGGTAAAAGAAAATTCAAGAGTAACTGCTAACATTGTAAAGCTTACCTGGATTATCATAGGTGCAATCGCAGTAGCTTTTGTAAAAATGTTCTTTATGACATAAAACGGTGTACAAACACACTCGTTATGGTATAATCATAATATTACTATACCGAGGTAAATATGAATCATATAGACATGAAGTATGCGGGTATTCTCAGTACCCGTTTAGATCGATTTGCGATTAAGTCTTATAGTCCATATAAGGCTAATTTGAGATGTCCTATTTGTGGAGATTCTCAAAAATCAAAAGTAAAAGCACGAGGTTGGATCCTCGATAAAGACAATAAAGCATTTTATTATTGCCACAATTGTGGTGTATCACTTAAGTTTGATAGGTTCTTACAAACAATAGATCCTTCTCTTTATAATGAATATGTTATTGACTCAAAGATTGAGCGTGATCTATTAAATCCTAAGCCAATCAAACCGCTTGATAAGCTTACTATGAAAAAGCCAGCGTTTCAAAAAGGTAAGTCACCACTTCTTAAAATTAAAAAAGTTTCATCATTGAAACAAAATCATCCCGTAAAAAAATATTTGCAAAAACGGCAGATTCCTACGAACGTGCATTATAAATTATATTATGCTTCTAAATTTAATGACTGGGTAAATTCTATAATCCCAAACAAACTCTCGTCTAAAGATGAGCCGCGGCTGGTTCTTCCCTTTATCGATGAGAAAGGTAATATGTTTGGATTTACTGGACGAGCCTTCGATCCGAATAGTCTTCGCTATCTTACTATTATGATTGACGAGGATAAGCCTAAAATTTTTGGACTTAATGAAATAGACTTTCACAAACAATACTACGTTGTAGAAGGTCCAATTGATAGTCTGTTTATTCGTAATGCTGTTGCTATGGCTGGTGCTGATGGTAACTCAAAGGGTTTAGAAAATATTGAGAATGCAGTGTACGTATTTGATAATGAACCGCGCAATGGTGAAATCGTAAAACGTATGGAACGTGTACTTGAACGTGGAAATAAAGTGGTGATATGGCCTGAGTCAATTATTGACAAAGATATAAATGATATGTTTGTATCCGGCCTTGATCCACAAGCAATTATTGATTCGAATATATATTCGGGTCTTGAAGGTAAATTGAAGTTAAGTTATTGGAGAAAATGTTAATGAAAGCGCGACTAGTTTCGTATAGCCAGCCAACGAATAGAATTTATGGTGGAGAACTTGCAGCAGGAGGCCTAGATAATATACAAGATTTAGTTGCTTACTGTGCACGAGTTTCAAATCCAGCTAATCAAAATAATACAAAGACTACATCTAAATTACTTGACTATTTAATTAAACATAAACATTGGTCACCATTTGAAATGGCTAGTGCTTGCATCGAAATCGAAACAACTCGTGACATTGCGCGACAACTTTTAAGACACCGTTCATTTTCTTTTCAAGAATTTTCTCAACGGTATGCTGACATCCGAGATCTTGATGATAATTTTGTGGTAAGAGAAGCCCGTTTACAAGATGAAAAAAATCGTCAGAATAGTATTGAGCATGATGATAATGAACTTACTGCATGGTGGAATGCTCAACAAACCTTAGTCATTGACCAAGTAAAAAGAATTTATAGTGAAGCAATTGAAAGAGGAATTGCTAAAGAGCAAGCAAGAGCAATCTTACCAGAAGGTAATACTGTATCTCGTTTGTATGTAAATGGAACAATTCGTAGTTGGATTCATTATATTGAACTACGCTCTGCAAATGGAACACAAAAAGAACATATGGAGTTAGCCCAAGAAGTAGCCAAAGCAATTGCACAAATCTGCCCACTCACCAATCAATACATTAACACATAACAATAAGAGGTACGAATGCTTAAAGTAGTTCCCAATAACCAAGATAGAGATACGCGCGTATTAATGTCTGAAACTAAATTCTATGAAGGATATTCTAGATGGGATGAAGACAAAGGAAGATACGAAACCTGGGAAGAAGCTGTAACTCGCGTAATGGATATGCACCGCGAGTATTACAAAGATCAAATGACTCCAAAGCTTTCTCAATTGATTGACGAAGCCGAGTCTCTTTATAAATTAAAATATGCTTTAGGTGCTCAACGTGCTTTGCAGTTTGGTGGTGAACAATTACTTAAGCAACAAATGAAAATGTATAACTGTACGTCAACATACGCTGACCGTGCGGCTTTCTTTGGTGAAGTGTTCTATATTCTATTGTGTGGTGCTGGTGCAGGATTTTCTGTACAAAAACATCATGTTGAAAAAATGCCAAACTTACAAGAACGTAAGAAGCAAGCAAAAGGTTATATTGTAGAAGATTCTATTGAAGGATGGGCTGACTCTCTTGCTGTTCTTATGTCGTCATACTTTGTAGGTGGTGGAACTCATCCGGACTTTGAAGGTCGTAAAGTATACTTTGACTTGTCTCAAATTCGACCAAAAGGTGCTATGATTTCTGGTGGATTTAAAGCGCCAGGACCAGAACCACTACGTCGTGCACTTGATAAGATTGAACATATGCTACAAGGTATTGTTTTGTCAGGCCGCACGGCACTAAAGCCCGTTGAAGTCTATGATATTGCAATGCACGCTGCTGATGCTGTATTGTCAGGTGGTGTACGTCGTTCTGCTACTATTTGCTTGTTTAGCCATGATGATGAAGAAATGATGAAAGCAAAAACTGGAAACTGGTTTATTGATAACCCACAACGCGGTCGTTCAAATAACTCAGCAGTGATTGTACGTAATGAGATTTCAAAAGAAGATTTTTCAAAGCTTATGACTTCTATTAAAGAGTTTGGTGAACCAGGATTTTATTTTGTAGAAGATAAAGACTTCACAACTAACCCATGTGTTGAGATTGGAATGTATCCACAGATCGACGGTGAGTCTGGTTGGCAGGGTTGCAACCTTACTGAAATCAATGGTGGTAAGTGTACTACAAAAGAAGAGTTCTTTAAAGCATGTCGTGCTGCTTCTATTATGGGTACACTGCAGGCTGGTTACACTAACTTTAACTATATCACTGAAGCTTCGAAGCGTATCTTTGAGCGTGAAGCCTTGTTAGGTGTATCTATTACTGGTTGGATGAATAATCCCGATGTACTACTCGATGAAAATATCCAGCGTGAAGGAGCTAAGATTGTCAAACAAATTAATGAAACCGTTGCAAAGCTCATTGGAATCAATCCAGCGGCCAGAACAACTTGCGTCAAACCATCTGGAAACGCTTCAGTATTATTACAAACTGCTAGCGGTATTCATGCCGAGCATAGCCCTCGCTATATTCGCCATGTACAGCTAAACAAAGAATCTGAAGTAGCTCAGCTTATTGCAGAAACAAATCCATATATGGTTGAAGAGTCAGTATGGTCTGCGGGTAAAACTGACTATGTTGTTGGATTCCCAATTATTTCGCCTGAAGGTTCTCTATATCGTGAAGAACTATATGGTAAAAATCTTCTCGAAAAAGTTAAGCTAGTTCAGCAAAACTGGGTAGAAGCGGGTACAAGTGAAAAGCGTTGTGCTCATCCAAAACTACGCCATAATGTGTCAAATACTGTTACAGTACAAGACCATCAGTGGAAAGAAGTAGAAGATTACGTTTATGAAAATCGTGGTTATTATGCTGGTATCTCATTCCTTGGTGGATCTGGTGATAAAGATTTCAACCAAGCACCTATGACCGAAGTATTGACTGAAGATCAAATCGTAAATAAATATGGTAAAGCTGCATTGTTTGCTGCTGGTTTGATTGTAGATACTCGTAAAGGCTTTAACGATCTGTGGGAAGCTACATCAGTTGCTCAAATGCCTGAAGAATATCGTGGAGAAATTTCTGATCTACGTGCTGAGTGGATTCGTCGTTTCAAAAAGTTTGCAGACAACTACTTTATGGGTGATATGAAAGATGCAGAATATTGTTTGAAAGACGTGTTCCTATTGCACAAATGGACAAAGATTCAGCAAAACATTCAACCAATTGACTTTGCGGCTCAACTTGAAACTAAAAAGTTTACAGATGTAGATACTATTGGCTCTGCTGCGTGTGTCGGTGGTGCATGCGAAATCACTTTCTAAAATGTGGATTACACGTAATAAAGAAGGTGAGCTTATTGGAATGTCTCCTCGTAAAGAGGAGGCAATGATTATTGCTGAAAAGTCACATAAGCGTGATGAATATATAATCCAAGAAGCGTTAGATCAAGTAGAACTATTTGAGATATATCGTTCTTATTATAAAACAAGATCTGTATAAGGAGAAACATTAATGGGTTTAAGGCATGAAGATCAGTGTTTGTTTTGCGATACTGAGTTTACAGTAACAACAGAAGACGAAGACGATGAAGTTGTCTTTTGCCCATTTTGTGGTGAAGAACTATATGAAAATGAAGAGGACGAGCTTGACGATATCTATGAGGATGATGACTGGGATTAATGTGGTATTATGGTGACACTGAGTTCACCAGTGATATGATCTGTGATTATGTTGGTTATGTTTATTGTATTACTGATTTGAGCAATAATAAAAAATATATTGGTAAAAAACTATTTAAGTCTACTCGTAAGCTCCCTCCCTTAAAGGGTCAAAAGCGTAGACGTACTAAAATACTTGAAAGCGATTGGATGGACTATTATGGATCTTCTGAAGAAGTTAAAATGCTTGTAGAAGAAAAAGGCCCATCCAACTTTCACCGTGAGATAATCCACCTATGTAATACTAAAGGTGAAATGAGTTATCTCGAAGCTAAAGAACAATTTGATAGAGAAGTTTTATTGTCAGACGACTACTATAACGAGTTTATAGGTTGTAAAATACATAGCCGTCACGTAAAAAACTTGAAAAAAAATCACAACTAATTGTTTTTAAAGCAAACTTTTTTTCAAAAAACTATTGACATTTGCTGTTAAAAGACTTATATTAGATATATAAGGAATAACGGAGAATCAATATGTTACTACCAAATGGCTCAATGATCCACAACGATGTTATCGAATCTTTTAAACGCGCTGTTGAAAATAACGAAAACATTGAAAGTGGTGAAATCAATTGGAACTTTGTTGAATCTGATATGTT